TTTTCCGTCGAAGACGGAACTAAAGAACCTGACACAGCATTCGTGGGAATGGAAAGATTCACATTCTCTGCCCAAGCAAAAACAGTAATAGTAACTGGGGCATTTGATGCATTAGCATTTCTAAGAGGCATAAAAGAAGTGAATCTCAACTGCCCAGCACCCTGCCAATCCCTAGCTGGTATAGAATACCAATTATAGGGTTGAAAAAAGGGTAACGTGATGTTACCACCTTCAGACTTGGTCGGAGATATGCTGAAATTGGGCCTCTGTGTATAATAAATAAGGCCGTCAACATCAGTGTAAGGGTCACCATCAGGTGTTGGAAGATATGAAACAAGTAAATCACCATAATAAAAGGCATTACCATTAATCACGACTTTAACATGAATGTTGCATCGTAACAAATTATAATTGTCTATTTTCTGAGTGACTTTTGAATCGTTAAGATATAGTGACCAAGGATCTATCACAAAATCTGCATCGGAATTAACATCCCAAGAATGCTGATGAATTTGAATGGGACGTTTAAGAAAGTCCGCAAGCGTTGCATCAGAAGCTCCTCCCTGAGAATAAGCTCCATCCATAGAAGTAGGGATAGTAGTATCGTGTTGAATCTCATCGTCCTCAAGACACACGTTTTCTTGAGAAGTGCAGCCTTCCGTAGTTGAAAAGCTAAGAGTCGAATTGGGGACAAAGTCCCTGTTAGTTTTAATCGCGTCAAGCGCGGAGTTAAGAGTTAAAAGAAAAATTTTCATGGTTAATAATATAAGAGTCGGGCTTGCAATTTCGATCTTCAGGGCGCCGAATGCCGTAGAAGAAAGTCCATGTCTCGGTAGGAAGCCGGATTTGTTAGGGTGTTTACTCACCACTGCTAAGTCAAAGAGCTTCGCGGTCTTCCAACTCCTTAACAGCGCCTATCTCTTGTTCTTCAGTGTAAGTCAAAGAATTGCGAATTGATGAAAGCCCGCATTCGCGTTGTGACTTGTTGTACACAGAAGACAAGTACTTATTGCGCTCTGCAAGTGTTGACTCGTCATAATTTATATCAGAAGTGTGTCCATCATAAAGCGATTTAAGCACCGTGTTATCCGTCAAAACCCTAACAGCATCCACGTAAGCCTGGTCCACTGTAACATAGTTCTTTCTACTGCTAACCACATTCTCGCTGGCACTGGAAGATATCATTGCAATCTTGCCACCAGAAATGAGTCGTGATCTACCAATAAGTTGTCTATCCATGTCAAGCCTTTTAAGACGGCGCATCTCTGCTGGCCTGCTAAGTTTAAGAATGGCACTAATCATTGAATGGTGTGCACCAAAAAACACCTTGTGTTTACTAACACAATCCGCTCTAATGACTAACTCAAGGACAGCTTTTTGTATAATGTGATCGTCATCATTCAAGACTAAATTGATGAACTTCTCATACCTGACAGGACACGCTGAAAGCTCGATGGACGTCACAAACAACAAGCCAGCCAAAAAAGAAGTGACATTGTTGTCGTCAGTCATCCACTCCTTGGGGCCCATGCCGTAGCACTTAGTGAGCGACGTGGACTTAAGCATCATGAACTCTCCAACTAAATTTCTGGACAAAAAGGCATCGACAGCATCATGTGTCACTTGAAACCCTGTGTGAACTTCTATTTTAGAAGCAATCCACCCAGCAGTAAAGTTCTTCATGCGATTCCTAAGCCTCTCATTTCCTGGTTCAGCAACCACAATGTGCATGTCATCCCCGTAAACGGAAAAATTGACGTGCCTTTGGGCATAATCCCATGCATCGGAATGCTCAAACCCGAAATTGACCAACTCTGCAATTGTAGTGTTATAAAGCAAGGTGATACCACACATGATGTTAAAATGAGTTGTGATGGGTGATCCGGAAATATTGCCATGATGGATGTATGTGGCATAACCATCACTAACAGACCACCAATGTTGTAAGGCATACACAGCATTGTCAAAAAGAGGTAAAAACTGGTTGTACGTCCGCATGCCAGCGCTCTCAAGTTTTTTATCAAACGTCATGGACATCCACCTAATCTGATTGCGCCAAAATCCAAAAACAGAATCACTGACATCGCCATCAATCGAAGCGTCCATCTTCTTTATGTCAAGAGAACAAGCTGTGAACCGCTCACCTGGCGTATG